TGGGTATAGCTTTAGTTGTGTGCCATCAAAGTCATAGTAATTTGGTTGACCACTGGTGCTATAGTTCTGATCTATTGAACCCTGTACATCTCTCTTATCTATAGGGAAGATTAATGTTTTAGTTCCACCACTGTTCTGTATTTCTACTCTTTCAACTACTAACCAATCTTGTGATGTTGAAGGAGCACCTGTTAACAGCCTGTAGTCTCTTTGGTCTTCTACTAAATCTGTTGTAGCTGTTGGTTGATCTGTTTGGTTAGAGTCATCCCATTGCCATCTTCCATCAGATTCAATAATCCAACTAGTTACTTTCATGTACCAGTTGTTTACGCTTCTTGTTCTATCAGCTATAGGGAATGAGACAAGGTCTGCATTAGTTTTAAATGTTATGTCCTGGACTATCCCAAGACTTGTTGATGTATCTGAGAAAACCATATTATTTATTTATTGTTAAATTAGTAATTAGATTAATACCTTCTATTTTAATTGTATTTATTATTAAAGTATCTTTAAATTCTGAGCATATTCCCCTCACACGTTGTTCACTCCATCTAGTATAGTGACAAATATAGTAAGCTTCTTCACACCTTGAATGAGGAACTATTATAGTTACGTTTGCTCCATTTTTACATACCCTCATCATCTCCTGTATAAAGTTTAAAATCTCATGTTCCTTTAAATGTTCTACGAAGTGTGATGTATAAAATTCTGATACAGAGTTACCTGGCAAGGGAATACCGTGGTTTATATCCCATATAATCTCTTGACCGAAGTCTTGCCAATCCATTCCAATAAAGCCATTTCTCTTAAACTTTCCACATCCTATATCTAGTTTTATATTATCTCCAAAGTTGTCTACTTTTCTCATATAAATATACTGAATCCTCTTTTAACATCTTGTTCAAAGGGGAAGTTATGTTTTATTAAATATTCTCTTAAAGGAGCTTTATAATGTGCGTTCTTAAGCTCTGGTGTAAGCCACAAGAACTCCTGTACTAACTGCTTATCTAAGAAAGGATATCTAGTCTCTATGTTGAATGCTCCCCCAGCATACTCTTCCTTTATTAGATAACTCTCCTGACATCCATAGTTGAAGTTGTACCAAGGCTTTAAATCTTTAGGAAACTTTTTAAGCTCTGATTGATCTGGAAACTTATTATAATCTGATAGTATTTCATCTGCTCCTTGGCTAGATAGACATACTTTTCTTCCCTCTCTATTAGCTAGGTTACAGAATGTTGCTACTCCAAGTGTTCCTCCTTCTGTTAAGAAGGTGTAATCTGTAATTTTTCCGTTGTACTTTATTGTATAAGGTTCATCATCACAGTTATCTTTAAGCCATGATAGTAAGTTCATGTTAGGTTCAAAATATTCATGCTCTACATAGCTGGCTCTTTTCTCTAGTACTTCTTTATCCTCGCTTCCTCTAAAGATATATCCCTTAAAATCTATGTCTTGCTCCATCATTTCACACATAATTGCACCACTGTCATATCCACTAGAAAGGCCTATAAAACAGTTATCTTTTGCCCTTTTCCTTATGGATTGTCTAAATGCCTCCAACCAGTCATCATATGTTGTCTTATATTGCCTAAAATCCCACTCTACGACGTTTTTTTCTTCAATAACGGTATTATCTAGCTTTTTAACTAATATTGTATTAGGGGGCATTTTATGGCCTCCAACACCACTTCTGTAGCTAGCAAAATCCAAGCCATTTATGAATAGTGGCTTGGTCTTAAACGGATCTGTGACAAAGATTGCTATCTCTTTTTTAAAATCAAATAGGACAATGGCAAATTCACCATCTAAATATTTAGGAAAATCAGTTCCGTACTTCTTATAAAGAGGAATTAACACTTCTCCATCGCTTTTAATGAACTTGTGGTTGTATATCTCTCCATTATACAAACACACAATGTCATCGGATACGAAAGGTTGTGGAGTAAACTCACCAGTGATTGATAAAAGATTATGTACAAAGGTGAAACCCTTATATCCGAACCTATTTGTATAATCTTGTCCTCTTAATTGTATTCTTGAATTGTCACCCTTTATTTTGTAGCCCAGTATTCCGCACATATATTATTATATTCCCATGCCCTATTAACTATATCGTAATCTTTGTAGAACACCCCACCCAGGTGTACTATTCTCTCCCACTTATCCTTTAATAGAAGTAAATCCTCCTTAGTTTTGGCCACTGGTAAACCACATAACCAAGCTGTAACATCCTTGTTATTGGTCTTATATGGGCCATTTTTAGGAAGTAAAGCTAAGTCGCATTCATTTATAAGGTCATAGTAGGTATTAACATCCCACTTAAAGAACTCATCAGCTTTCTTCAAGTCTCTTTCAGCGATAACTCTAAGCTTAAGGTTATTTTCCTTTAAAAAATCATAATAATCATCTAGTACATGTTGGTTATCAACATATCCGAACCAGACTACCTTCTTTATTACATCATTATGAAACTTTCTTCTCCTATTTTGTATATCATGACCATCAGTTATGACGTGTATTGGAGTCTCTACGCCTACTTCTATAAGAGCTTCTTTTAATGGTTCGCTACAAGTGGTTACTATATCTACTTCCTTAGCAAAAGGCACGACATGTTTATTGGTGTCCCAGTGGTCGCATATATCATACACCGCTAAACCATCCTTATTTCTTATTCCTTTAAGTGTGTTGAAATCATATAAATGAAATATCACAGATGAATAATGTGTGTCAGGTCTCCATATCTCTATGTTATCCATCTTATCTGCTATAAGTTTGGCTCTAATTCTATCTGAAGCTGAATCTTTATCTCCGTTTATCTGTTCTCTAGTTTTTATACCTATGTCGAATATCCTCATGGGTAGTTACAGTTTTCACAAAGAGTTAGACCCTTTCTTTCACCTGTTTTTAATTGCTCTCTATATTTTGTGTACATCTCTCCGTTCCAAATATCTTTAAGCTTTTGTTTTCTAATATCTCCCATTATTACTTGGAACTTATAATCACTACAACATAGTACTGCCTTACCAAAAGCATTAATGTACATCTGTTGAAATGGTCTTTCACAGTAACCTCCAATTTCCTTGCCTTCTCCAGCCTCTATATTTCCACCTCTGTTATTGTAGTCATATTTATAACCTCTCATGTCTATTGCATTAACATTCTCATCTTTCCACTTATTCCACATAGCGTCTGAATAACAACTTACATCACAATCTGTTAGACCAAACTCATAAGCCTTAGCTATGTGGGTTTTATTTGGTATTACCCCGTTAGTACTAATATTTATCCTTGCTTCCTTACAACTACTAGCAGCCATCTTTATAAGATCTAATATTTTATCATCTAAGAAAGGTTCATTCATTAAGTAAAGAGATATCCTACCTTTGTAGTTCATCTTATTTAACTCAAACATTATCTTATTAAACACCCTTGAATCCATTGAAGCCTCTGGCTGTGTCATATAACTATTTGGGCACATTGGGCATTTAAGGTTACAACCTGTTTTAGTTTGTATCTGTAATTGATTGAACATAGTGTTTTTCATAGTCTTGTGAACCACTCTTCTTGTGGCCGTTATAATTGAATAATGGACTGTGTCTAGCATTTACTGGAAACATCTTATACTTAGGGAAGCAGTAAGCGAAACTTATCTGGTCTCTACTTGATCCTCTACATATTTCAGCCCACCATCTTTCGTTCAATCTATTTATTTCAGGTGTATGTCTTCTAACTATTACTCCACATTCAGGCATTCCATTCCTTTCTGGATACCCATTCTTTTTATATCTAGCTACTTGTTCGTCTATAACCTTTGGGTCATCTAGTTTATAAGTCTTACAAACCTCAGCTTCTTGGTATAGGCAATCTCTTTCAAAGTGTCTACATACAGCTATATCATTACCGTCATTTAGCCATAGCTTGACCATTTCTTCTGGGGTTATGTTTAGACTTATGTTGGCATCTAACCAAATACTTATATCGGTATCTACATATAGGTGAGGCATTATCTTATGTATCTTTGCATTCCTTCTAGACTCTTTAAATATTGTACATGCATCTCTAACCTCCCATAAAAGAGAGCTATTAGACTCTTTACTTTCTTCATCTAAGAAAGCTACATATTCTGCGTCACTACCAGGGAAATCTTCTCTAAGTTCGTCGTTATTATTTGTTAGAGCTGTTATCACTGTTATCTTTGGCATTTTTTTCTCTTAGTAATTGTTTATAGTCTTCGACTTGGTTCTTAATTTCAGCGTATACCTTGCCCTTATCTACAAATAATCTAGCTACATAATCGAACTCTTTAAGCTCAATATTCTGTTTATCCATTAAAGGTTGTGTCTTATCTTTAAGTCTATTCATTTTATAACCTAGTTTAGCTTGATTCTTTTGGAGTTCTTCTACTTCTTTCTGTAGCTTCTTAGCATCTTCTAAAACCTTTCCTCTTTCCTCCAGTATTGCCTTAAGTTTTGCGTCTTTTAATTCTACTTTCATATAAGTTTTTTATATGCGTCATCCCATAAATGAGCCTTATCTTCTATATTATAGTTATTTAGTGCATACTTCTTAGCTTTCTTTCCTATCTCTCTTCTAATGTCCTTGTTATCTATCATTATGTTGATAGCATCTTCCCATTCATTGTTATCTCTTATAAGGATACCGGTCTCACCGTCTACTAGTTCTTCATATGGTCCATGTGTAAATGACTGAGCTATTACTGGTACTTCACACATAGCTGCTTCTAAGAACTTAATATTACTCTTACATTTATTGAAGTAATTCTCCCTTCTAGGAATAAGCATCATATCTAGTTTAGCTTCATTAAGCTTCGTAGGATATTGGTCTATATCACACCAAGGTATCTGTTCTATATTAACACTGTCCCAGAACTTATATTCTTCTATGAAGTGTTTAGTAACCTCTGGATTAGCTTCCCTATGTTTCATATCTCCTAGGCCAAACATTACAAGTTGTACATCTTCTCTATCTGATAGCTTTCTTATGATGTGTTTAATATGCTCATAATCATAGGCATAAGATACAGATCCAACCATTCCTATTCTTACTATATCCCCTTCGTTTCTTAATGGTTCATCCCAGTCCATTGGGTCAATACAATTAGGTAGAAGAGCTACATTATTATTTATCTCCTTGTATTCCATTTCTAAGGTCTTACTAGTAGTAGTTATTAAGTCAGCTAATTTAGCTATCTTATCAAAGTACATATCTCTGTTTTCAAGCTCTACTCTTAAAGCATCAGATGTCCATGTAGCTAAAGGATGATTGTCCTCTATCTTAAAGGTATCGTCGTTATCTACCACTATCTTTTTACCTGTATCTTTTAAAAGCTTTACTAAATCTAGATACTGTTTGTTCTCTGGTCTATGGAACACTATCACATCAGCATTCATCATCATTGTCCTCATTCTTTCTTGGTCTTTATCAAAGTTAGACTTAATAGATGTTTTATTCGTTAGGTAACCGTTTTGGAAAGCTGGTAATAAAATCCTTACATAACAGCATCCTTGGTTAGCTGAGTTAATCATGTATACGGTCATATGTATTTTCTTATTGGTTTATTCTTTCTTAATCTCTCCCTCTCTTCGTTAATCTGTCTTCTTTTCTCCAACTGGCCCCATGTTAGGTCTCCTAATTTTACTAAATTGTGATTTGTCGATTTCTTCTCCATTTTTAGGGTTTATAAATACTCTTTTTTTAATTGGGTTTCTATCTATTGTAACTGGCATACATTTAAAACATTTTATAGATTATATTAAGTGTGTTTACCTCACGACCTTTATTAAGTTTTGAAGGTACACCGAAAAACTTATCTTCTTTAACCATTGGGTGTTCTGGCAACTCTCTGAAGTTATATTCTATGTAGTTAATCTTTCCTTCTGGATAGGATTTAGCCTTAGCTACAGTTAATCTAATTAGTTCTAAGTTATTCATATTATTTCCGAGCCAATAGGGGTACGAAGCCCCTATGGAACAATATTAATTGTTTATTATGCGTCTGCTGTCTTGATCCAAACACCTGAAGTATCTCTGTTTTCAACTACACCGTATAGAACGTCTGCGGTTGTTAAATAACCAAGATATTCTGGGATGTAATTAGTTTGTACTCTCATGATAGTTGAAGCGTGAGCAATAGCATCTTTATGAGCAAGACATGAGTTAGCACTACCACTTGTTGCACTAATTCTTTCACTCATAATTACTGGAATACCATATAGGTAACCTACGTGTCCTTTAAGAACAGGGTCAGCACCCATAGTATTTACTAGTAAGCTAAATTTATCGATAGCTTGTACATCAGACCAAACTTGTTTAGGAGTAAGGAAGAAAGCTCTGTCTTCTTGTGGAGCTTTAGCTTCATCCAAATATTGGATAGCGCTTCTGATGTTAGAGTCAGCTAAACCAGCAGCTGAAGTACCTACAGTCTGTGAGAATGAAGGGAATAGAGCTAAAATAGCATCTTCATAAGCAGCAGCTACAGTATAAGCAGCGTTTTTAGCGTATGTCTCTTGAATGTTGTAAGAATGTTTTACGATTTCTGTTTCTCTGTCTTCAATCATGAATGAACATTCATACCATGTATTAACAGTTAAATCGATTTTTGTTTCTGTTGGGTTGTTTAGAGTAACAGCTGTTGCGTTAGATTTTGAGTGAGCTGTCATCTCTGTTAGGTTTGGTACGTGAACTACGTCACCACCACCTGCTAAGTCACTAGATAGATCTGTGAAAAAAGCAGCAGCCTTTAGATTATCTCGGTAGAAATTGTTCATTTTTTCAGACCAAATCTCCGGAATCATCACATCAAGAGTTGTTGAACTCTCTGTGGCTGTTGGAAAAGCACCTGTTGCCATATTAGTTTAAAGTACGAATATCTACACTTGGCCAGAGATTCTTTTTCTCATATAAGCTTCGTGTTCCTCTCTTGTCATTTTACCTGGAGATTTTTGAGGTTTACCACTAGAGGTAGGAGAACCACCTGAGGCTCCTAATTGAGCTCTTTCAGCGGCCTCTGCCTTTTGTCTTTTTTCAACCTGAGACTGAACGTAATCATCAGCCCAAGCTTCCATAAGATTGATTCCTTCAAGTTTTGCTACTTTACTAGCAATCTCCAAATCTTCAAGTGAAGCACCTTTGGCTACGAGAAATGCCTCTTCCCGTGTTAGACCATCGTTACTTGTTTTAGATTTGTTATCAACCTTTTTAGGTTGTTCTTGAAGTTTTTTCTCTTTTCTCTCGGCAATAGCTTTATACTTTAGAGCTTCTGCCTTCCAATCTTTGGTCTCTTCTTGACCTTCCTCTTGAGTCTCGACTTGTTCGGTGTCGGTACCGGTTGTTTGTTCTTGAGTCTCCTCTAGAACTTCTTCATTGTTTTCCATTGTTTTGTCAATGTTAGTTTGTAATCAGTTTTTACCGTGGTTTGCTGGCCACGAGGTATATTAATTGCTTAATATTAATTCTTATCTGTATGTTCGTACCATTCAGCACACCAAGTTATTATATTAGCTAGTGCAGTTTCATTTGTTATCCTAAATATATATGTAGTATTTTGCTTTAATACTAGTTCCCTATCTCTTTCTATAAAACCAGCCTGCTTATTAGCACCTTTATATTGAGAATAAATTAGTGTTCCTTCTGATGTGAAAGCATCCCCCGTCCTTATTGTTAGATTTGATGTATTATCTGAGTTTCTATTATTATTATAAGCTGTTACTGCTGTCCCTGTGGTGTCTACTGTTGCCCCTTCATGAATTTCTATTGACAATGCTCCACTACCTTCTAAAGAAAATGTCATATGCGGCCACTTTGTTACATTTGGAACTACTACTGTAAAATCTACAACCTGTCCATTAGTAAATGAATCATACCCACAAATATAGTAATGACTTCCACTATGTATTTCATGATGTTCATATTCTATTGTTTGCAGTGTTTCAGTAGAATCATCTACACTAGCTGGTATTCCACCCTCATCAAATAAAGTGACATTTAATTGACTATTAGAGTTTGAGCTAATACCGCTTTCAAGTTCTTCTAAAGACACTTTCATGTTAGCTCCATTTGTAAGACTTACATTATCGTAATCTCCATTTACCTTTTTACCCGTAATAACTGCTTTAACTAATTCAGCATCATCTTCGTCTTTAATGGGGTCATTTATGTTGTGTGCGCTCCACTTAATAGGTCTCTTATGAAGTATTGTATGTAGATGAAATTCTGTTTGATCTGAGGCTCCATTAATGTACACAACCCTCATATAATGTCCCTGACAAGGTGGTGTAAAAAACTTAGTTGCACCAGCGGTTATTGTGTATTGTTCTCCTGAGTGCCAATTAATTCCATCAGCAGAAAACTCCACTGTCATTCCATCATCTGCACTAGCTACATCAGAATAAACCATTATAGCTATAGCTGAAAAATGGAGTATATCTGTTGATGTACCAGTAAAGGTAGCATCTGCTAATAACGTGGTGGTAGTTGAGTTATTTTCATCTGGCATGCTTCCGTTATTAATAGCTTCTACTATTGCAACACTATTATTGCTGTCAGTTATCATCCTAGACATCTTAGCTACTTGGTCATCTGGAAGTATTGTTCTTAATCTATCGTTATCCACTAAGTTAGGGTTAAGTTCTACGTTCATCATTTCAGGGAAGTCTATCTTTTGTTCTTTCTTAAGAAGCTTATCTAATAAAGGGGTGATTACTTCTTGACTACCAATAGCGCTAGATATCTGTATAAGTAGTTCTGTATAGTCTGGTATGTCTTGGAACTTTATTCCCTTAATGTCCTTACTAAGCTTTTCTAAGGCAGTTATAATGTCTTTCTTGTCATTAGAATCCTTTAATAGCCCTTCAATCTTAGAGAAATCAGAGTTTATTACTACTTCTTTATCAAATTTACTTACTTCTTCCTTTAAGGTAGCAACTACTTCATTAAGACCAGCTACTATTTCTCCTGAAATGTCATCAGCGTTGTTGATATATACTTCATCTGTAACTTCCCTGTCTTTAATTGCCCTTTCAACACCTTTTAAGCCACTCATAAGAGCATTCTCTTGCATCTTAATAGACTTTTGTTGGTCTTGGCTTTCTTTCTTAACAACAGCAGTCATTTCATCCATCTTTTTGCTAACAAGCTTAACAACATCTGCTAAAGAATTCCTTAATTTTGTTAATATTTCTGACATTTAGTTATAGTTATTTTTTCTTCTTCATTTTTGCTCTTCTAAGTCTATTTTGTAGACCAAGTCCTATTCTTTTTGATTCTCTTGCTGATTTTTGAGCTTTTAATGTTTTAAACTTAGCTCTTCCTACTGCTGCTGCACCTAATACTGCTGCACCTGCAATAGCTGCTAATCCTGCTCCAGTTCCAATTGTAGCTGCTTTAGCTGCAGTAGCTGCTTTAGGAGCCACTCTGCTAACTTTATTTCTTGCTGATTTCTCTAATCCTTTTAATTTACTAACATCTGTTTTAAACCTTTTAACTGCTTGAGTTGATTTCTTTAATCCAGCTAAATCTGCTCTAGATGGAGCTTTAGGAGTTACTGTTTTTCTTACTGAAGCTTTAACAAAGGATGAAGCTTTCTGTCCTTGTGTAGTTTTAGAAGCTAGTCTCTTACCAGCTTTTATAAGCTTTTGTGTATCTCTTTTAGCTAACCTTTTAAGAAGGTTTACTGACATTTTAGGCATATTATTTATAACTTATAGTTTCGGTCTTTAAAGAAAGACCAGTTTTTTTAATCTTATTAAGTAACGCTTCTATCTTTTTAGCAGCCTTTCTATTGGCTAAGACATTCTGTTTGAAACTAGTGGCGTTTAATTCTTGATTAACGTCTTCTGTATTACATTCCATAATAGCTTCATGGAACATTTCTTCTACATATTTCCATCCATTTGTTTCTAATAGAACTTTTATTGCGTCATTCATATGCCGAACCTTTAATTAATTATTCTGATACTTCAGCTAATTCTGATAGTTTATCCTCTTCTGGTTGTTGAGGTGTTTGTCCTGTAGCTGATTGTTGAAGTGATTGCTGTTCTTCAGGACTTAACCTAAATGGAGGAATACCATTATTAGCTAGATATTGTTTAAAAATTGGTGTGTTAACTATTGCTGGAGCACTTAACATATAACTAATAGCTCCTTCCATTACAGAGTTCTGTACATTCTTATCAGCTGATTCTCCAGTAGGATTCATTAATACACCGTATTCAAAGTCAAAGAAGTTATCTGGTACTTCAAATATTCTTCTATCTCTTTGTAGTGTATCCTGTAGTTCTGTTACCATTTGTTGAATCTCTTCTTCAAATACTACGAAACCTTCTTCAGCTCTTTGTACTGTGTAGTTTTCAACAGCTTGTTCAATAACTAGTTGGTCATACATTCTTACGTCATTCTCATCTTCAGATATCTCTATTACGTCTTCTCTTTGGAAGTCTTTAACTGCTTCAGGTAAAAGCTTTTCTTGGATAATTATACCCATCTTTTCACCAATAGATTCTTTAATGTATTTGAATGTACCTACAGCTATTCTAGAGCTTACAGCTAGGCTTCTAAAAGGTACTCCACTTGGAGGAAGCTCACCACTGATAGACTCTTGTATGAAACATAGTTCATCTGCTTTCTTTTCAATGATTTGTAGCTGATTAAGGAATGTTTGAATAAATCTATTATCAATAGGGATTTCTTGGAAGTCTTGGCTATTAATGATTTGTCCACTAACAGCTGATTGTAATACATTTCCTCTAGTTGTAGGGTCTGATGTTCTAAATAATAGAAGTGATGCAATGTTATTAGCTTCAGCATTCTGATTAACTAGGGTATTCATCTGTTCTTGTAAACCGAATAGTTTTTCTACTACACCCATTCTCATCCATCTACCACTATATTTAGCTACATGGAAATCATAGTAAGGAAACTTTGTAGGTAATCCATCTTTATCTAGTTTAATTTCTTCTTCAAATAAGACTACTTCAAATTCTCCACTACCTGTACCAATCATGTGTACATATTTAGCATCATCGCCTTCTTCTTTCTTATATTCTCCCCATCTTTCCCATACTCTGTATTTCTCATCTTCTGATTCAGCATCATGGTCTTCTTCATCTCTGGCTTTCTCAGCTCTTCTAATAACCTCATCAGCCTTATCAGGATACTTAGCTCTAATCTGTGATTCAGTTAAGTAATGAAGTTCTACTACTGGACTGTTTCTAATGTTCTTAACAGTAGGGTCAAAATAAAGGTTTCTTAGGTCTACTTCTTCAATGATTGTTTTACCTCTTTCCTTAGATAGTTTCCATACAGCAGAACCATATGTAGCTAATCCTTCAGAGATATCATTTAAGGTCAAAGCAAACCTATTATCTCTTGCCCATTTTCTAAAGCGTACGTTTAGTATCCAAGCTTTAAACCAATTAGTCTTTCCTACACCAACTACCTTAAAGTCTTTAGTATCCATATCAATGCTCTTAGCAAACAATGGGATTCTTGGAGTACTTAGGTTCCAGAACAATGCGTTAGGATCTGGACAAGACCAGAACTTACTATTAACGTACTTGTTTATTCTTTGTATTGTTCTGTATTGATTAAAAGAAATACCATCAGTTAAGATTATAGACTGCTCTTTAAATCTTTGTACTTCTTTTTCTACTAGTTCACTTATTGTATTCATATTTAGTGTGTCCGAACGCTACTTATTTTTATCATAATATTCTTTTAAACTGTCTTCTATGAAAGAGTTAATCTTATCCTCTAATTCCTCTGGTACCTCCCATTCTACCCACGTTGTCTTAGGTAGAGAATCTATTACCTCTCTTTGTTCCTTTGAGGGAAAAAATCCTGTTGCCATATGTTTTATTTGAATCTTGATTTATTATTACTTGTAAAGCTTTGAGCGTACACGTCTTGAGGTTCATTGGTCATAATGGCATATCTTAGGGCATCTACAGCATGGTCATTCTCCTTTATAGGGAGTTCTTCTTCATTATGATCTGGTCTTCTATCTGGATAGCTATAAGTTTCTAGTTCCCATATAAGGTTCTTACAGCTTCTATGTATTTTAATTCTTTGTTGTTTGAATAATTCTCTTATCTTATCTATACCGTTCTTTATACTATCTTTAGTCTTCTTAACATCCCTTATATAAAGACCAGCTCTTTTAAATTCTTCTATTCTATCTGGTTCAGCTGGATCAGCATATACATATCTTCCTTTAAAGCTTTTAGCTACTTCTATTAACTGGGTGTTAGTATGTTGTGGTTTATAGAATTCCTCTAATATCCAGAAGTTACTATCACTATCCTTACCTATCTTTAAGATTGCTGCAGGGTTAGTGAATCCGAAGTCTATAGCTATAAAGGTATCGAACATTGCAGGGGTCTTCTGTCCTGGGAGTATATCTTCTGTATAAGTATGATAATCTCTATTAAATTCTTTAAAGACTAGTCCTTCTGTCTTTCTGAAGTCTGCCATGTATTCTTGGGCAAACCTATCTTCTGTCATTTGGTTCTTAGCTTCATCTAGTTCTTCAGGTGGTATATGTGGGTTATCGTAGCTACTAAAGTGATGTGAGCTAAAGTTACTATCTTCTAAGTGTCTATTATATAAATCATAGAAATGGTTAAATCCTTTAGGGGTAGATATAAATAGGACTTCTCCCTTTCTATCAGTTAATGTAGGTCTAATTACTTCTTGCCAGTTAACCCAGAAGTTTCTCATCATAGCTATCTCATCTATAACTATAAAGTCAAAGGCTTGTCCTCTAAGGGTTTCAATAGATTCCCATCCTCTAAGAGCTATAGTAGATGTATTTCCTTTATTGTTATGTACTTCAAGTTCGAGCCTAGATTCATTAACGTTAGCTGAAGCATTTACAAACTCTTTCTTTAACATAGACCAAGCTATATCTCTTGCTTGTTGGTATGTTGGAGCTATATAACATATCTTTGCTTCACTATTGAATACTGCCTTTCCTTTAATTTCTTCAATAGCTAACGTTGTTTTACCGAACCTACGCCCACAGTTTACTACCCTGAATCTATGGGTATCAATTGCTATCTTCTTTTGGGCTTGATGTAATACCATGTTTTTCTGATATTTCTTTAGATACTTCTATTGATAGGGTTTTACCATCACTTGTAACGTCATGATTAGTCTTAATGGTCTTAGGTAATACAGCAAGAACTAACTTCTCTTCGTATTCAGTTAGAGTCTCTCCTTCCATTACTTTCTTATTCACTTTTTCCCAGAGCTTGTTAATAGCGTTGGCCTTGTTGTGTTCCTCATACACCTTCTTCCTTCCACTATTAGCGTTACCTTTAAGGTCTGGGTTACCACCTATTCTTCCCATATTATTTTAAAATTAATTATTTCTTTAATGTTAGGTCTTTTTTGTCTTTCTTAAAGTAACATTTAGGGCAATACAATATCCCCTCTCCGTAGTTACTATATTTTGGGTAAAAGGCAGTGAATGGTTT